TATATGTCTGGGACTATCCGTAGCTGGCTGCATTATGTTGACCTCCGTGGAGACAACGGTACTCAGCGAGAGCATATGTCAATCGCTCGTTCTGTTGGCGAAATTCTAGACACAGAGTTACCTACAATATCTCGCGCAATGTGGGGTTAACGTTTATGATTATGACTGATAAAATTATTAGTCATAATGAATTTCATAGCAGCCACTGTCGAGTTTAAAGAATCTATTGCAACGGAACCAATCAAAGCATATGGTCTTAACTATTGCGGTGCTATTGGCACCATTCCTAGCGGTAATACAAGTGGTGATGTGCGTTTTCGGGTTTTGTGTTACGACAATCCTGGACCTAAACTTGAGACTTTCATTGATTGGGAAAGAGAAAAAGGACGAGCACTCATTACAGGTAATCTTGTCTTCTCTGACGATCCAACGCAACCATTGGATTTGATTATCACTACTATTGAGCCTAATATTCCTAATGATATGTACTGCAACCAAGTCGTCTTAGGTAATGCTTTCTTTGGTTCTGATGAAATTAAAGAGCGTAAGAATGGTCAACTCGCAGTTAAAATTGGAACTACCTTGGATAATTCCGATATCACAACATGGCTATTTATGGAAACATATGAATCACGCAAGAAAAAACTCAATGAAAGAATTCGTAAAGGACGCCCTATCTGTGTCCAAGGTTATATTCGTGAGTATCGCAAAGATGACAATGACAGTCCTTATCGGGCAATTGTTGCGTCTGATTTCAGTACTAGAAGTGAGCAAAGGAAGTCTGGACGCAATCCGCAGACGAACGGTACAGCGAAGGGCTATGCGGAAGTTGATCCGACCCCCGATTACTGAAATACCTACAGCTCGAATGAAGCCACCATTTTGGTACGAAAACCCTATTTATAAATAATATAAATCGCTATAGGACCTTAAAAACTGGTTAGAAAAAATTGGAGCCTATTTACGTCTCTGGTTTTTTGCAATCGCTTTGTGCTCTGCTAGTTCTTCTGGCTGTGCATCAAATGGCAGCACGCTACCTGCGTTCAATAAACTCTCACCTTTACAGTAGAGATTATTACTCTTAAGCATGTAGTCACCAGCCATCCTAGTCATTGGTTTTTAGCCCACGTTTATCTATTGTATTACTTATATTTGTAAGGTCACTAATGAATACATATGGCCTTACAAGTATTACCGCCAGAACTTCTGGAACAATCTAAAGATCGAATTGAAACTAAAGAACCACAACCTTATTGGAAACCAAGCAGCCTTGGCGATGGAGAAAGCGAAGAATTCCGTTTACTCGGATGTTACGAAACAGGACACGCCATCATGGGTTGGCAATATGCTTCAGAGGCCAAAGGTAATGACGGTGAGCTGCGGTTTAATGGCTATGTTGTTACTCGCAGTCATCCTGGAAATCCAGACGATATTGCAAGAGAAACCGATTGGTCTAAGCCAGACCGGCCTAAAATCGACGGCTCTTACGTCAAACCACGACGATTCCTAGCGTGGGTCGCTACATCTGCTTCCCGTGGTCGTCTCGAAGTTATTTTTATTGAACAAAAATCTTTGCGTGAGCAACTTACAGAAATCCTGCAAGAAGATGAAGACTACACATGGACCGATGAAGGTCTCGCTAATTTCTCGATTAAGATTAGCCGTAAGGGAACTGGCTTGGAAACTTCATACAGCATCCTACCTAAGGTACGGAAAGTGCCTGCAAAGATTGCAGATGAATGGACCAATCAAAAGAACTCCATCTGGCTACCCAACTTTTTTGAGGGTAAAGATCCTTTCGATGGTAAGCAGGTGGACGAAAAAGGTTTACCTGCTGGTGGAATAGATAAATTAGGCTCAACCGTAACACCTAAAAAAGCTATTAAAAAAGAAGAAACTCAAACTGAATTTTAATCATGAACGAAAACTTTCAAGCTCTGCCACCTGAGTTGCAAGAGCGCATCAATAACATTGTGAATCAAGCTGCACAAAATCAAACAGCTGCTACTGCCGCCGCTGTTGCTTCACCTACGCAATCAGCTCCTGTAGCTGCACTTGAGCAGCCTCAGCAAACAGCACCTGTCGTTCGCCCACCTTCACTGATGGATCACGTCATTGCGCTGCGGCAAGAAGTTGCTGAATTACGTAAACAAGTGAACGCTGTAGGGCAAGTAAGCGAGGCAGTAGGCAATGCTGTCGGGCAGATGTATGCCATGTTTCAAGAGCAAACCCAACCTTCAAGTTTCAGCTCAAATTTTCAAGCGCCGAGGCAAGAACAAGAACAAGAAGAGTATTGATCACTCATACTAATGACAAATAATACAGAAGAAGTAAGTAAACCTTACCGTATTCAAACTCCTGCTGGCCACCGTAAATATCTTTGCAGTGGCCTTTATTTACCCTCAGTGACAACAGTGTTGTCCGCAACTGAGACAGAAAAAGCTAAGAAATCATTGCAAACTTGGCAGCGCAACAACCCTGGTGGCCTCGAAGCTGCTAGTACACGTGGCTCTGCTATTCACCTTGGATGCGAAAACTATCTGCGAGGTCTTCCACCAGATGTTCCTGAAGAATATCAAGGGTTCTGGAATGGAATGAATGAGTACCTTGATTGGTTTGATGTGATCCATTGGTCAGAGCGCCCACTGCGTCCTGACTGGAATCACCTACGTAGTGACGATAAAGAAGTCGCTTTTGTATGGTCAACTGAGCATAAATATGCCGGGTGTCCTGACTTGATTGGTGAGATTGGCGGTGTTAAGGTCATTGCTGATTTCAAAACATCAAACGCTCCTTACCGTAATACTTTTCCTGACAGAGGAGACCGCATGGGCTTCGGTGGTTTTAGGAAATTTCAAAAGTGTGCGCAACAGATGGCTGCTTATCGCTATGCTTTGCATGAGCGCACAGGCTTCATGTGTGACGTTGCCTTGATCATTGTTTCTACTGAAGAGACTACACAAGGTATATTTATAGACGGCGATCAATTATCGTTGTACGAATCTCGTTTCCTGAAGCGAGCGCAGCAATTTCACGAAATAGATAATGATGAAACTCAAAATTGCAGTGAACAAGCACTGCTTCAATAAAGAGAACGTAACTGATACAGCTCTCGGCTGGTTAAATATCAATGAGCCTATTGACTGGCTTCAAGGGTGGGTAAGCTCTGGCTATGGCTGGTGTGCTACTCACTTTGTTGATCGTCATCGTCGTAGTGACAATGCACGTGGCAGCAACCTTGTTGTTGTTGATATTGATGGTGATACAACACTTGGTAGATTCTGGCAAACAGATACAGCACGCAACTGGTGTGCTGCAACATACACATCTGCTAGTCACACTGAGGAGGAGCACCGCTTTCGTGCGCTGTTTCCTTTAGAGAAAGAACTTACATCGACAGCACAGCACCGTGGTGCCTATTGGCTGGTTGTAAACCGACTCCTAGTTGAATTAGGGATTAAAGACTTAAAGGATAATTGTGGTCAAAAACCTGAGCGTCTTTGGTACGGTAATACTAATGCAGTGTTTGATATTCATCATGGCAATTTTGTCCCTGCATTTTTACTAGACGACATTGACTATGAGGAATCAAATGATTTTATTGCAGCTGACATATCCGAAATTGATGTCAAGCGCTGCCAATACATTTTGCGTGATATCTTACGCCCTTCTGATGACGGAGAGTATGAGTCTTATTACGTACCTGTTATGGCAGCATGTGCTGGCGTAGGGAAAGAGCTCTTTGATGACTGGGTAGATTGGGTATTACGTGGTCATCATGGAAGTAAAGAAGAGAATATTAGGCCGTTTAAATGGCGGGGTCTCGGTAACTACTCTGGACATACTACACTGTATTCGCTTGCTAAAAAGCAAGACGCTAATTGGACACGTCAGCTCCCATCTGAGTTGACTTTTCGTGCTTTAGGATCTGCTGTTGGTTATACCGAAGTAGATCCATTGATGGATTTTGATAATTTCTTAGGAGGAAAGATGACAGCACAACCTGATAATGTTGTTGAGTTGGAACCGTTGCCTGATGTGCAACAAGTCAAGCGTCGTGGTCGTCCTAAAAAGAATGGCGATGACTTAGCCAAACAAAGAGAAGACGACGTAAAAAAAGTAAAGGAAATCTTGCATGATCTTCGTAAAAATGAACTAACTGGCTCAATTGAATATACCGATAACAATAGCCGTACTGTCATTCTTCAAGGCAATGACTTGGAGCTGATGACTACAAAGCTGAGCTGTGAGAACGGTGTATTCATACCTGAAGCGCGGGTCAAGACTGCTATTCAGTACGCAGCTAATCGAAATACTTACTGCCCAATTCGTCGTTATTTAGATCACTGTGCTGCACATGCTAAACCTCATTCTGACTGGGAATCTATTGGCAAGACCTTCTTAGGTAACTCTCACCATCTAGCCACATTAGCCATGCAACGCATGATGATTGGCGCTGTAGCACGTGCTTATAGCCCCGGCTGCAGCATGTCCTGGCTACCAATTCTTGTCGGTGCTCAGGGCGTTGGTAAGTCAATGTTCAGCCGCAATCTAGTACCGCATGATTTGTTCTCTGAGATCACAACTCCTTTAGAGACACTGATGCGTGAACAATATCGACTGCATGTTGCTTGGTTGCTTGAGTTACCAGAAATTGACAATTATTTTCAGACAAAGAATATTGAGAACTTCAAAAATCTCATCACTACTAGGATGGATGAGGTAAGATATCCATACGCTGCACTTCCATCCAAACTGAATCGTCGGTTTGTGATGATTGGCACGACTAACAGGAACCAGTTCCTAGTTGACAGCACAGGTAATCGTCGTTTTGTACCACTAGAAATTGGTGCAGGCTTTCAAGTTCCTTGGAAAAGACTGAAAGAAGAGCGCGATAGCATTTGGGCAGCTGCTGTGCATGCTTACCGCAATGGTCAGAACTACGAGTTTGACAGTGGTGAGATCGCAGCAATTGCTGATTACATCCAAGAGTTTGGAGATCCTGATCCTTGGGTTGAAAAAGTTGCTACCTACATTGCTATCCGTGAGGAAGTAACAGCTGCAGAGGTCCTCTCTAATGCACTGGAACTTGACCCACGTCAGCAAAGTCGTCGTGAATCTCGACGTGTTGTAGATGTACTTCAATCAATGGGTTGGCGTCGTCTAGTCACTACACGAAAAGATTCAGTCACAGGTAAATCAAAATCTGTTCGGCTGTGGCAGCGTCCTAAAGATGATCCTCTTACTGAAGAGCATATTCTCAATGATTTTTAATTTCACTTATATATCATGCATGCAAAAGACATCGAAATCGGGCAGCGCGTCCGAGTATCTACTAATGGCATGACTGCATTAGTTGTAGGAAAACCTGAGTATTACACACCACGAGCTAAATTAGTTCGGATTAAATATGAAAACTCAACCCGCTACGAACATATGATCAATGTTAATCTAGAATTATTGCCTACTAAAGATCAGTACCCGCATTTTGGCGGGACACATAACAGCAATGAAGGTATCTAATGGCTAAAGATTACAGTCGTCGGCATGAGCAGCTGTCAAATACATCTGTAGAAGGTGAACTGTGTTTATATAGCGGCCATTCACTTGGTCGGTTCTCATCATCATCAATGAGATACGACAGCCACCATGCTTGTGTGCGTTGTGTTGCAGCGGCAAGGGAAGGACGGCTATCACTTGACATTGAACGATTGATGGCCACACATCGCCCTAAAGCTTTGCGATTCTGGTCTCAAGTAGATATCGGTTCGCTTGATGAATGCTGGGATTGGAAGGGTTGCATTAACAAACGAACGAAATCACCTCAGTTTTCCTTTAGACGATTAGGTGTTTCTACATCAACTCAGCATCATCCACAGCGCGTAGCTATGTGGCTTAGCTGGGGTGACTTAGGCATTACTCAAGTTAAGCCCATCTGTGGCAATCGACTGTGCTGTAATCCCTTTCATTTGATTCCTCAAAAGATTGGAGTGTTTGTAGACCAAGACAGTTATATTGAAAGTTTTGAAATGGCATGTCAGTTGCAATCTCTTAAGCAGCAAGTAGCTGAGTACGTTATGGAGCAGGCACTTAAAGCCGAATCAATTATTGATCAATCTGCTGAGATTGATGAACGTGCAGCATTGCTAATGAACCCTGATACTGGATACGCTGATCGATTTGAAGCTGCTATTCAAGATCTTTTACTGGGAAGGCACATTTCCCAAACAGAAAAAGATAGTCCTGGGCTAACCCGAAAGCCTGAAGATGATGAGGATAACCCCACATCTGATTATTAAATTACTTATCCTTATTAAAGGCTTATTTATTATATGTCACGCCGAACAGATCTACTACAATCACTACTTCAATCCGACAAGTGGGGAGAAGAGAAAGAGCAGGAGCAGCGATTTCTTGCGGCCACTGCCGAACTAATTCTTACCGATTTTATTGAAATTGCAACCAATGGTTTGGAACAAAGTGGTGCCGGTTCATTAATCATCAATTTGCAAAATGACAGTACAACTTACATGTCAGGTAATGACATTGAAGTGGACCTTCGGATGGCTGAACGGGAAGAAGACACTGAAGTTTATGACTTTATGCTAGATCTTCTTCAACGTGTCAATGATAATGATTGGTCTAAAAACGTACTCATTACATTGATATCCGATGCCGGAACAAGAACTTTTGCAGTTGAAGCAGGAGGGAGCCAAGAGAGCCTCCGAGCGCTCTCGGGAGAACTCACTTAACAAACTAGAAGCTTCTGGATTAAAGCTGCCTCTTTACCCTACGCCGTCAATTATCCGACGAGCAAGAGAGGTCATGGGATCAATTGATTTTGACCCAACATCTGATCCTGTACAACAGGTGTTAGTTGAAGCTGCTTCAGTTCCATCAATTGAGCACAACCCTCTACAGATTGAATGGAAAGGTAATGTGTTTGTATCACCTAAAGGTGCAGTGCGTAATACTCGTCTGTGGTTTGAGAAAACAATCAGTGAGTACCGTAATGACAAGATTAAAAGCTTTATTTTCTTCACTAGCGCATCAGAGATTTTAAGGGCTGAACCTACAATTTGGGACTACCCTATCTGCATTCCATTCAAACGTGTTAAGCAGCTCAGAGCTACAACTAAAGGCTTTGAATCTGTTAGCCCGTCAACGTGGAATGTAATTGTCTATGGCCCACCGACCAATCAGGTCATCTCTGATATTGATAAGACATCATTGTTCTACAACACTTTTCGAGACATTGGCCGTGTAATCTTCAATGAATATGCTGGTGACAATTGGCAAGAAGATCTTGCTTATTACGAAGAGCATAAGGATCAACTTTGATGAGTAAGAATATTGATAAAAATTATTTGTACATACTGCCGTCAGGAATATCTGTACATCCTTGCAGATTAATCATTCGTGATGGCACACTTATGTGGAAGCATGCGTTACTTGCTGACAATGCATTTACTTCATTGCCCCAGACGCATGCACATGAAGCACACATCGTCAAGACAGCTCAGCGTTTAGAGGAGCTTAATGCTTGGGTATCACAAGGATTAGATCCATGGCAGTGCCTAAGACCTACTCTCTGGTATGACCCTGAAACGGAGAATCATAGTGAAGGCATACGAGTAACATTTACGCATACAAAATTAAATGATGACGATGTGTATGACACACTTCAAAACCATATATTACCTCACGAAACTCTTATTCACTTGGGAAGTAAATTGACGTTTATTCGTTGTTAATTTCAATACGTTCAATCAAACGCTTCAGGTACCACTCTGCTTTTTGAGCATCTTGTAGTGCATTACCTTTGAGCCACATACGCAAGAGGTATTTAATTACATTTGCCTGCAGTACAGCTGCTGCTGGATCGTCTGCGCATTTGACCGCGTCTTCGATTACATCAATAACATCTACACTACCATTAGTGTAGTGCGAAGGGCTATTTACTAAACTATTTTTCTCAGGCATTGTTACCCAAAGCTTAGTGTTTCTGCTTAAGTTGAATTTGTCGTCCATATTCACATCAATGATTCTTATTAACTATACTACAGAAAACGACTCTTTGTATATGCCATCGCCAGTTTGTGATCCTCTTTATATTAAAAACAAAGAAGCATTCTTTATTGACGTTGCTAAGTCAATTGCTAAAGCCTCAACACACCCTGTAGCACCTGCTGCTTGTGTAATCGTACGTGATCGTGAGATTTTGGGCGAAGGCAGAGCTATACTGACAGGGTCAAAGATAGAAATAGATTGTATATCTGTGGCTATCGGCGCAACATCTAAACGTGGTACACCCACTGTTGGTGCCACCATTTATACCACTCGTTATCCATTTACCACACCACTGTTTCAGTGTTATCAAATGGGTATCAACAAACTTGTTGTGCTTGCACACGAGTGGGAACCTTTCTACAAAGACGAGTTCCGTCGAGCAGGCCGATTGTCTCGTGAACTAAACCTAAATATTGAAACTTATTTTGACACAGCTGACCAAAGATTTGAAGGATCTCCTCAGTCCTCGCGCAAAAACCCGTTCGAGACAGATGACTATGATCCGCAGCATGCAAACGAAATCCCCGACGAAGATGGAGTTACTATTTGATCTGGAATCTACTGGCTTACTACGACAAGGCTCACGCATCCACTGCCTGGTTATGCGTGGTGCTGACGACGACAAACCTCTTGTGTTTGATCATCGCCCTGCTCAAACTATCATTCAAGGAATCAAACAATTAGAACAAGCAGATACTCTTGTTGGTCACAACATTATTGGCTATGACATTCCTTTGATCCAAGAGCAGCACCCTGACTTTGCACCTAAAGGAGACATCATTGACACCTTAGTGCTGAGTAGACTGTTTTATCCACATGTACGTGAGCGTGACTATGAACGTCGCCCTCAAGGCATGCCACAAAAACTGTACGGTCGCCATAGCCTAGAGGCATGGGGCTACAGGCTTAAGTGCTTCAAAGGTGACTTCGGCAAGCATGAAGCGGCTTGGGATGTTTACACACCTGAAATGCTTGACTACTGCATTCAAGATACCGAAGTAACTCTAAAACTCTACCAACTATTGCAGCGCAGGATGGCTGATTATGCCTAAAGAATTTTATGACTGGCTTGACCAGTGTCCTCTTGACTATTTCAAACAAACCGAAGATGTAGACGGTGTTGTCTACAGATTTAATAACTGGGAATCTAACTGGAAAAACCTTACTACAAAGACAAATGACTAAAACACCTAATAAAACCGATCCCCTCACTCTTGAGGAAGTTCAAAAAGCAGCAGACACATTCTTCCCTTTGTTCAATGAAGTCCATAGCCGTATGCCAAAAGGTGCTACGACTGAGGATACATTGAAAATTATGGAAAGTGTTGCTAAGCTTGGCCATAAGAACAGAGCTAATCAACTGTTGAAAGACAGGTCTATAGCGTTCGGGTTTAATAAATCTGAGGATAGTGTTGATGACAGCAATGATTGATTGTGTTGAGCTAGAAATGCGTATGGCTCAAATCATGACGCAGCAAGAGCATTCGGGCTTTCGCTTTGATGTCAATGCTGCTGAGCGTGTGCGTGAAGAGCTCCGTGAAGAGATGCTGCAGCTAGAGCAGACTATCAAACAGCGATTTGTATATGTCCCTGGCAAAGTGTTTACACCTAAGCGCAATGATAAACGTAATTACTATGTTGCTGGTGCTCCGATGACACGGTTGGTTGAATTCAATCCAACCAGTAGGCAGCACATTGCCTGGGCATTACAGAACCATCGCGGCGCTCGATTCATCAAAGTAACTGAAACTGGTAAGCCTAAGGTTGACGAGGCTGTGATGTCCGAAATGAAGGACATTGCACTCGGCCAAGGTAATCAGCTCCTACATGATGAATGTGAGATGTTTATTCGTTTGCTGACACTTCAGAAGTGGCTAGGACAGCTTTCTGAGGGTTCTAATTCCTGGTTCAATACAATCGAAGATGACGGCTGTATTCATCACAGTTGTTCACTTGCCACACAAACAGGCCGCCAAGCCCACCGGGGTCCAAATCTCGGACAAGTGGTCAGTGCTCCTTGGGCACGTGAGCTCTTTGTGCCTCATCCTGGTCACGTCATGGTTGGTGCTGACCTGGAAGGCTTAGAGCTGAGATGCCTTGGGGGCTATCTATCGAGATTTGATAATGGCAACTTTGCTGACGTTGTACTCAATGGTGATATTCACCAGCAGAACGCTGATCGTGTTGGCTGTACTCGTAAAGAAGTCAAGACTATCACTTATGCTTTCATTTATGGGGCTGGTGACGCAAAGCTTGGCCACTCATTACATCCTGAGCTGTCTGACGCACAGAAGAAGGCTCTCGGTGGAGAGCTTAGGAGAAAGTTTCTCGACGCAATCCCCGGCCTTGAGCCGCTGATTAATGCAGTCAAACTTAAAGTACGTAGTACTGGAAAGCTAAAAGGCTTAGATGGTAGACCTATTTTCTGTAAAGCAGAACATGCCTCGCTTAACTACCTGCTTCAGAGTGCGGGAGCAATTCTAAGCAAGCGTTGGCTGGTCATTTCTCAAGACATGATTGATGATGCTGGCCTTACATACAATATCGATTACACAAGATGCGCATATGTCCATGACGAACAACAACTCTCAGTCGTTCCTTCGGAAGCTGATCGTGTTGCAAGAATACTGGTCGAAGCAGCGCCTAGAGCAGGCGAGTACTACAGCTTCAAAGTACCCATTGCAGCAGCATCATCTGTAGGCTCTAACTGGGCTGCAACCCATTGATAAAATATTAATAGTATATAACGGTATATCATGCCTTTTGGAATTGTAGGAGACGCTTTTAGTAACTTTGATCAAGCAACTAAAAAAGCATACGGTGCGTTAGATAAATCTCTAGGAGGGATTTTGCCAGGTGGGGCTGAACGTACAGATACTGTTAAAAAATATATGGCAGCTCCTGAGGCTGTGATGATCAGTGCTTCAGAAGCCCTGCCTGCAATCACTATGGGCATGGGAGGAGTTAGTCGCACAGACACTAGTATTGACCCACGCATGGTAACAGCTATTAAAGATGCTCAGAAGAAAGCGGAATCTGAAGGCGTTAATGTTGATTATAAACATTACGATTCCACTACTCCGGGAGGACTTGCTGCTCGACTGACTATGGGTCGGATAGGGCAAGACGAGTTTACTCGTAACGATGCAGGCGAAGTCACAGGCTTTAGCCAAGTTTATGACACAGACAAAACAGTTGAAGAAGCTTTAAGTGAGTTTAATCCTTTAAATTTAAAAACTTATTATAAACCTGTTGAGGCAAGTCTTGCCCAGTCTCAAAAATCTGGAGTAACAACTCACGATATTGATTTTGATAGTAATAATAATGTAGGACCTCTTGCCATGCGGATTGGTCTTACTGAAATGCCAGGCAATATCAGCTCTATGGATGATGTCTTTGAAACTCTAGATTCTTCAACTCCTGCATCTAGTGGATCATACACAGTCAATGCAGGTGATACTCTTTCAAGCATTGCATCTGCTTACAATACAACAGTTGAAGAGCTTGCTCGTAAAAATAATATCAACGACATTAACATGATTAATGCAGGTTCAATTTTAGACCTTTGATTCCTGCTTGGCTGTGGTCGACATATGTAGCATTAGCCCTTTGGGTTATATTTGCTTTTTTGTTGTTGATATTAGGCAGTTTATAAATATAATATGCTTATGTCTGATGAAATTTTCTTTAATTTTGAAGTCAATGGAGAAGCCTTGCGTTATATCGTCAGGGCGATGGATAAGTATGTTGAAAAATGGCCAGGCGGTCACCCAGATGAGCAAGAAAAAATAAAGCTAGTACAGTTGGGATTAAGAAAAGCATTACTTGATTATCAACTGCTTTCTGAAGAATGATTAAAGTTACCCCTGAGACTTATAAAAAGATGAATGAAGTCTTCAAAAAAGAAGGCACTCCTTTGCGTATTGAAATTCCTACACAAAAGCAAATTGACAATTGGCAAAAACTAAACAAATGTTCGCCGTGAACTCCAGATATTTCATAACATTAAGTTATGGCTTTATTCTGGCGGCGATTCACGACGACGTTAAGGCTGCAAAAGTGGCCTGTAA